CGTATGAAGACGACCCGACCATCCGCCGATGCGTCGGTTTCGGCCAGCGCGACGGGTTTGATATGATCCATGTCGCGAACCTCTACGCTGGACGCGCCACGAAGCCTGACGACCTGTTTGCAATGGCCGATCCGGTAGGCCCGGAAAACGAGCGCGTCTGGGCGAAGATGAAGGCAAACACGAGCTGCACGATCGTCTGCGCCTGGGGCGCTGACAGGCGAGCGATTCAGCAGGGTGAGCGGTTCCTCGACTTCATGGCGGGGCGTGACCTGTATTGCCTCGGCATGACAAAATACGGGCACCCGAAGCACCCGCTGTATCTTCGTGCCGACGCGCTGATCGAGCCGTTCGTCCTTGGCGAGTTGCGGTGATGGCGCCGCCGAAACCGCGCTGGAGGAATCATTCGTCGCACCACCGAACGCTCAAAATCGGCAAGGACATGCTTCAGCATTGGCCGACCACGGACAAGTTTCAATGGAAGGGCAAAATCTACTACGGCCAGGACGTTGACGCCTTCGTCAAGAAGCTGTTAGGGGACGATCCTGACGCGGAACGTCTCGACATAGCCGACCGGCTTGAAGAGCTTTCGTCCTGGTACGGAGAGAACACAACCGAAGGTGACCGCCAGGCCCTCCTGCGCGCCGCCGAGCTTCTGAGAGGATAGAATGGAACCGACTAAAGGTGCGAAAGATGTTACAGCCGAGAGGCTAAGGCAGATTGAGGAAGAGGGTTATCATTGCCTTCACGACGACTTGAACAAACCAGGCGAGATTGCGAGAGCAGCACTCAACTACGTCGTCTGCGCTTTCACGTGTCAGAAGCTTGGAGTGAAAGAAACGCAAGTCCCCCCTCCTTATACGAACGAAGCATACACGAGCCTTGCTTGGCCGTGGAGCTTCGACAGCTGGAAGCCAGGAACAGTCCGGCGAATGTATGTGAAGGCTGCGGCGCTTCTCATCGCCGAGATTGACCGAATGGACCGCGCAGAAGAGGATTCGGAAAGGATCAAAGAGGAGGAACGAAATGATCAACGATGAAATGAACTCAGGCGATGATCGAGAGCCGCTTGCCAACCATAACGAAGACAAGGTGGCCGAGCGCCTTCAGCAAATCGCCGCGAACGTCCGCGCACCGATGGGTCATGTCACTGACGTTGACCTGATGTATATCGAGAAAGCCGCCAACATGCTGAAGTCGAAAAGCCAAACCAAAAGTGGAGCCCATCGATGGGGGGACAAGCGAAAGAACACCAACCGGCATAGGAGTTACTAATGCCTCGTCCTCGCAAGTATCACTTTTTCTTCCGCATTCTTGACACGGATCATTCGTGGAAAGAGCTTATCAAATCTCCGCCAACGGAGCGTCTGCCGGCCACTGTGATGGTTGATAAGGACGAACGCCCAAAGTTCCTGTTCGTCCGCATCTATGACGACGTGTACGAATCAACCGTCTGGGAAGTAAGAGGGCCACGGAACAATAAGCTCACCAACGACGAATGGGAGGGAACCCGCCGCTTCACATATCTCAAAGACGCGAAGCGAACCGCGATTGATCGGGCATACGCCAACGCCGGCATTCCGAACCCCCACGCTCAGCGGTCCTCGCTCAGCTACAAATAATTTCATCGGCCCTCTTGTCATTTTGATCGAGGGGGCCGATATTGAGATTGTCAACGATGGAGAATCAAATGGTAACCCGCACCGAGTTCGGCCTCAGCGAGCAGATTGTGCCTGTCGAGAATGCACGCAACGTCGCGATTGTCATGAACAACGGCTCGGAGATTGTCGAGATTGAGACCGGCCTCCCGTCCCACGCCGACGCCCTCGCCGAGGCCCGCGCGCTTCGAGAGCTTGCTTGGGATCGTCCGTCTCAGTTCGCCTCGATGAACATCGGCGTGCGATATGAAATTTGAGCTCAATTCGGCGACGCCTGCCGAAGTGCTCGCGAACCTCTGGAGGCGGCGCAACTACACGCCGCTTCTGGAGGGTGAGGGGTTCGCCTACGGAGCAACGCGACTTCCGAACCAAGAGAACATCTATCACTTGTGGGTGGCCGAAGGGAGATCGTGCCATCTTGTCAACAAGCTGGACGATCTCGATGAGGCATCGTTCTGCGTACGGATCATCGAGGAAGGATTGAGGTCAACCGATATGAATGAAGACGGCATCTTTGGCGTTCGCGGAAGCACTCGCGATGGAGACTACTACGTCATAGCCCAATGCGGAACGCGCCCTCGCGAGGGGAAGGCGGGGGGAGCCATGGCCAACATCCAGAGCGGATCGTGGGATAACGTTCGCTTCCTGGCCGGCCCATACGCCAGCGAAAGCGTCGCGGCAATCTTCGCGCCAATCGTCCGTGACAAGATTAAGCGGGAGCAGCCCGAACGGGAGGATTGGGGACGATGGGACTTCGGCGTGCTGAGAAAGGAAACGTCCAGACCGCGATCAATTCTCGGCGTCTGGCTCGGCGACGATGACGACGAAGAATAGGGGCCGAAGGTATACGTGGGACGATCCCGCGCTGAGGGCCGAATATGTCGAGTTGCGAAATCTCTCGATCACGTGCCCTTGGGACAAGTCCGTGCGCGGACAGCTAGAGGAAGTCGGGCGCCGCTTCGATGCGAAGTTCAACCCTCGATACCGCCCGCGCCGACGCTGAAGAAAAAGTTTCACGCTCCTCTTGTCATTTTGGTCGCGTGAACATATATTCAGATAGTCAAAGGAGGACGATATGAGCTACAAAGTTACGATCATCGGCGAAGATGGTTTCCCGCGCCAAATGTGGACGGGAGGCCGCCTCAGCCACGACATGATGAAAGCCGCTCGCTCGATGGAAGGCGACGATAAGGCAATCGAAGTCTTCAACACCGAAACTTCCGAGACGACCGTTTACACGCAAGAGCAAGCGGACGCCTTCGAGAAGTGCTACAACTGCGGCGCCGTCTCTCATGAGCACCCGATCCCTGCCGCTTCGAGCGAAGTCGGCGAGACCTTCTGCTCAGGCCTCTGCGAGCAAGACTCAATGGATTCGATCCGAAGCTGAAGAAAAAGTTTCAGCGAGGGGTTGTCAATCTCTCGCTGAACACATATATTGAGTGAGTAGAAGGAAGGAACCAAGACATGAAAAGCATCGTTGAAATCCTCGATAACGACGGCAACACGATCACGAAGGAACAAATGATGGTCGGCGAGGAATACGTTGCGATCATCGGTTCTGGCCAATACATCGTTATCACAAAAACCAAGGAGGGTGATCTGAAAAGAGTTCAAAAATAAAACATCGAAAGGGGTTGTCATTCCCTTGAAAATGGCGCAAAGTGAACCGGCCAAGAGGCCAAACAAATTGGAGAATATCATGACCATCTTCACCATCGTTCCGCACGCCGCTTCCGTCACCAAGGGTGCTCTTCTCAAAGGCGTCCAGTTCTCGACCAAGGATGAGCTTGTTGAGCTCATGACTGCGACCAAGACCGAAAAGGTCACCCAGAAGGAAGTGAAAGATGACGAAGGCAACGTCACGACGCCTGAGAAGCGCGAGACCGTGACCGTTGATCCGGTCCTCTCGATGGACGTTGTTGTCAACGCCTACAACAAGCTCACGGGCCAGGATCGTGGCGACTTCAAGAGCCGTCCCGCCGCCGCCGAAGCGCTGCTCGAAGCTGCTGAAGAGCACGCTCCCGAGAAGATGAACGCTGCGCCCAAGCGCGGCAAGTTCGCTGACGTCCTCTTGATCCCTCGCCGCGATGAGAACCCGCTCCGCGAAGGCGGACGCCGCCACGGTTCGTTCCAAACCGTGCTCGACAATCCCGGCAAAAGCCTTGAGTTCTACGTCGAGAAAGGCGCGAACGCTTCCGATCTGATCCTGTGCGCCGGTGGGCCGGACGAAACCCGCCTGATCGATACGAAGCCCGATCCTGAGGCCGTTGCTCGCCGCGAGGCCGAAGAGAAGGCCGCTGCCGAAGAGAAGGCCGCGAAGGCCGCTGAGAAGGAAGCCGCCAAGAAGGCCAAGCAAGAGGAAAAGGCCAAGGCCGCCGAAGCCAAGAAGTCTGAGAAGGCCAAAGCTTCCGAAGCCAAGAAGGCTGAACAGGAAGCCGCCGCGAAAGCCGCCGCCGACAAAGCGAAGGGCTGACCCTTCCTCGACACTGTGAGAGAGGCCCGCCACCGAGCGGGCCTTTTTCTTGTCCGCATTCCAAGCTTCGAGAGCCCGAAATCCCGCCCGATCCTGTCGCATCGACGCTAGGCCGTCTCTCCGCCTCGCCTGTCGCCGCTTTTCCTTTCCGGGGCCTTCCCATTCCGGCCCTTCGTTTCGCCTCTCTCCGGCGATCCTCGAAGGCCGATATTCGAGGTCCAAGCCGAAAACGTCGCCGATCCTGACGAATTGATCCGTACACGGACTATTGTGGAGCTGGTCCGTTCAAAGAGGATCGAAAAGCAGACATTTTCAAAGAAAGTTCTCGAAAAACTTTTCGGAACGCGCGAAGGGGAAAGGGCCGCGAAAAACCGATCCCCTTTTGATTGCGGCCGGGGATGGAGAGCCAAGATGGCATCGAGTAAAAAAGCAGTCGCCACGAAGTCTGAGAACAGCGTGGCGGCTTTTTCTTTTGAAGAGCACTCAGGACAGGGCCTGGAGAACGTCTCCGCCGAAACGCTGACGATCCCGCGCCTTGCTCTTCTTCAAGACCTCTCGCCACAGAAGAAAAGGTCCAAGCCCGAATACATCGAAGGTGCTGAAGAGGGACTGTTCTGCGATGTAACGATGGCCGAGCTTTATGGCGCGGAAATTGTAATTGTTCCGGTCTACTTCCTTCGCCAATGGCTTGTCTGGAAGCCCCGCGAGAGCGGCGGTGGTCTTGTGGCGGTTCACGATCATGATCCGGGCACGGACAAAATGGATAGTGACGAGAACGGGAAGCCCATCGATGATGACGGCAATTCCGTCTCTGAGACGTATCAGTTCTACGTCCTCCTGCTCAATCGAGAGACGAAGCAGGTTGAGAGGAAGTTCTACCCCCTCTCATCGTCCGGCATCAAGCGGGCCAAGCGGTTCCTGACGCTTGCGACCTCGATCAAGCTTCAAGGATCGAATGGCGAATATACGCCGCCCCTTTTCTATTCGTCCTATCTCGTCAGGAGCGTTCCTGAGAGCGGACCGAAGGGCGATTGGCACACGCCAATTTTCGAGAGGCTCAAGCCCATCGCCGAGCTTGAGGACGAAGGCTTCAACCCTCAGTCCGTGTACGACGCAGCAGTCGAGTTCTACAAGATGATCTCGGCAGGCGAAGTCAAGGCCGATATGTCTCAGGACGAAAGCCAATCTTCCGGTGGCGGATCGTCCGCAGCCAACGTCGATGAATCGGAACCGATGTAATGCCGGTTGAAGGGAAGCCGCTCAACGTCAACATCGTTCAATATCTACGGCGCTTCCATCGGGCGTTCGGGCATCCGTGCCCGGACGTTCCGGTCAAGCCGGATGAACAGTTGGCCAAACTTCGAGTCAATCTGATCCAAGAGGAGTTGGAAGAGCTTTCGGTCGCACTCGATAACGGCGATATGGCCGAAACCTTCGATGCTCTCATAGACCTCCAAGTCGTAGTCGCCGGTGCGGCTGTCGCGTTCGGCCTCGATAGGGCCTACGCGGACGGATTTGAAGAGGTCATGTCATCGAATATGTCCAAGCTTGGAGAGGACGGTCAGCCGATCTATCGAGAGGACGGCAAGATTATGAAGGGGCCGAAGTATAGGCCACCCAATCTTCGCGCCGTGCTTCAGGACGTGTTCGGACGATCTGAGTGGGGAGGACCGAATGAGTTTTGATTTCGAGAATGCGGTCAAGCCGACGAACAGTGACAAGCTGAATGAAGTTCAACGTCTCTACGCGGAGCAATTGAAGCTTGAACAAGTCGTATCTGCGATGGAGGAGCGGCTGGCCGAGGCCAAGAAGCGCAAGAACTACTACGAGCAAAAGCTTGTGCCTGAGGCCATGATGGAAACGGGCATCGGTTCGTTCTCGCCTGATGGCGCCGAATATGAGCTCAAGCTTTCGGACTACGTTTCGGGAAGTCTGCCCAAGGACGAAGTTGGCCGCAGAGAGGCGTTTGAATATCTCGATGAGATTGAAGGCGGATCGTCTCTGGCCAAGACTGAAGTCATCATGAAGTTCGGCAAAGGCCAAGAGGAAGAAGCAGAAGCGTTCATCGATATGGTGACTTCGTCCAACTTCGGAAGCCCTGAAGTGAAGAAAGATGTTCATCACTCGACACTCAAAGCGTTCGCCAAAGAGAAGTTGAAGGAAGGCGATGCCCTTTCCCTCGATAAGCTCGGCTTGTCGGCAGGCAAATACGCGAAGCTTGCGAGGAAGAAATGACGAAGTATTCCGTAATCGGAGCGGGGCTGGCGGGTCTATATGCCGCCGCCCTGCTGAGAAATGAATGTTCATCCGTTCACGAACTTCAGTCAGAGCTTCCGAACAACCATCGGGCATTGCTGCGCTTTCGGACGAATGAGGTGGGCAAGGCGCTGAACATTCCGTTCAAAGAAGTTAGCGTGGTCAAGCAAGTCCACACTTCCGTGGACAAGATTCAGACTGCGATCAACTACTCGTTGAAGACGACGGGCTCAATCCTCCCGCGTTCGGTTCTGTCCGCAGACGGACAGACTGTCACTCGATACGTGGCGCCTGCCGATCTGGTCCAGAAGATATACGACCGCACGACTTGCGCGTATCATTTCCATTGGGACGCAGAAGAGAGGATTGGCCAACTCATCGACAGTGGACGGAACATCATCTCAACGCTGCCGATGAACCTCCTTGCCTTGATCCTCGACTATCCGTTCAAGGACGATCTGGAATGTAAGAGCGTCTCAGGCTACTCCCGAACAGTAGAGCTTGTGAATTGCGACTTCTACGGAACGATCTACGTTGCCGATCCTGACATCCCATTCTATCGGGTGTCATTCGTCGGTGATCGGATCATCGTGGAATACGCACAAAGGCCTGATGCCGGTCTAGGCGAGGACAACTTTGAGAAGCAGCTATACGATATGCTGAATCTCAACGACGTTCATCACCTCGCAGTCGATCCGTGCCCGCCGCTTGTCGAGCAGAGGTATGCTAAGATACTTCCGATCGATGATCGTCCGCGCAAGGAGTTCATACACTGGGCTACGAGTAAGTTCGGCATCTTCAGTTTCGGGCGCTTCGCGACTTGGCGTCCCGGCCTTCTCATGGACGATTTGGCCAAAGACCTCTCGGTCATTCAAGACATCGCAAACAGCGGGCAGTATCAAGCCCTTCGCAGGAGTTAAGAGCATGAGTGAAGAGTTCCAACACATCAAGGTCAGCCTACTCGATTACACGGGCAAGGGCCAGAAGTCGCCTGCTCTATACGCGGCGAGGCTCTTGGCCTACATCAAGAACACGCGGCTTGAAATGAACGCGGGCGCTTTCGAGAGGCTGATGCAGTGTCGGCCAGAAGATAAGGCGTGGCCGGACGAACGGACGCTGATGGAGGAGATTGCCTACATCGCCAACACGATCCGTTCAAGCTGGGAATTCGTGGACTACACTTTCCAGATTGAGGGCGTGTCGAGAGCCTTCACTCACCAATTCGTCCGAACGCGACATGGTTCGTACGCTCAGCAAAGCCAACGCTCCGTGGACGTGTCCGGTTTTGAGACATACAAGCCGGAAAACGTGAGGAGCAATCCGACCGCGAACCATACGTGGAACGGCACCATGGAGGTCATCGACCAGTCATACAAATTGATGATCGAGGAAGGCGTATCGGCTCAGGACGCGAGGGGCGTTCTGCCTACGAATATTCACACGAATATCTGCGCGAAGTTCAACCTTCGGACGATGGCTGACCTTATCGCGAAGCGCCAGAACCTCCGTGCACAGGGCGAATACGGATACGTCGCCGGTCAATTCGAGAGGCTGATGAGAGAGGTTCATCCGTGGACCGATAATTTCATCGACCCCGACCGCTCGGCGACGCCTGCGCTTGATGAAATCTTAAAGGCAAGTCTGGGCACGGATAGTCCGGTTGACCGGCCTCTCGTCAATGACGCGCTGAAAGAGCTTGACAAGCTCAAAGGAGTTTGGGGCTAATGTTGGACCAGAAATATATAATTGTGGACGTGGACGGAACAATCTCCAACTGCGAACACCGGATCAACTTCGCCAAGACGCAAGATTGGGATGAGTTCCACTCTCGTTGCGACTGCGACGAACAGATCAAGGAAAACCTTGATGTCGTGGCGGGCCTCGCCGACACGTTTGAGATCATCTTGGTCACGGGACGGCCTGAGAAGTATCGCCAGCAGACGGAAACTTGGCTCAAGGACCAGATGGTCTATCATCTGATCACGGACGTTCTCATGCGACCGAAGGATGACTACTCGCCGGACGGCGTGATGAAGGAAGGTCTGATCACGGAGTATTTCGGCAGCCTCTCGACTGCGCTTGAGAAGGTGACTGTGATCCTCGATGACCGGGACAAGGTTGTTGATCACTTCCGTGGTCTCGGCTTCAACGTATGGCAAGTAGCGGAAAGCGGTTACTGATGGACTGTTTGAACATTCAAATTCCATCAGTGCGGCCTTCGATCCTGGAGACGCTCAGAACGTTTGACGAGCACTTTGCCGATCCTTTCGCGTTCTCTTTCACAGTGCACGGAAGGCATGAGCCGGAAGTCGAGAAGGAAGTCAGAGGCCATCACAGGGTCATCGACTACATTCCGCAGGCGGATGAAGCAAGGCCATCAATGTCTAAACTTCGTCGTGCGATGAATGTTCCGGGTCAGGAGCTTTGGATGGCGCTTGATGATGACGCTCGGTTCACGGAAGGTTCTGAGCGTTATTATTCCGAGTGCGTCAAGGCAGTGATCGAGGCGCGGGAGGATTTCGGCAGGCCAATCTATCTGGGTACGGATGGTGCGTTCGGCTCTCGTTTTCACGGCGACCGCATCCACCTATCGAGGACGAATAGTCTGATGCCGAACGGAAAGGGGCTGATATTCTGCGGCATCAACTTCGCGGGCGAGCGCTTCGATTTCATGGACAGGGTTGAAGGGGGTCTTGAAGACTTCCTATTCTGCTGTGCGGCAATCGAGCACTTCAATGCCGTTCCTCTTAAGCGGTTTTTGAACCCGACGAAGAACCACAAGTCAAACGAAGAACAGCGCAAGAGCAGCTTCATACACGACTACGACGTTTGGATGGCGAACGCAGTAAGGTTCATTCGCCAAATGTCCGGCGAGTACAGTTGGGTGATGCCAATAGGAATGGGAGACAAGGGGCCAAACAAGAGCAAGTGCCCCAGGCCATACATCAGAAGAACCGAAGCGTTGATGAAAGAGTTCCCCAAATATGCGTAAGGAAACCCCCGTTCAAGTTCTTGAACGTCTCACCGAAATGAAGAAAGCGAAGGGCTCGGAGTATTCTGATGGCCTCAACCTCAAAGAGTCATACGAGGTTCACGGAGAAATCATGGCTGCGCTGTTTCCGGTCGGCGTCGGTCTCAGGAGTGAGTCTGACTTCGCCCGCTTCGGCGTCCTGAATATGATCGTGTCCAAACTGTCTCGATACTGTTTGAACTTCGATAAGGGCCATCACGATAGCGTTGACGATTTGATCGTTTACGGATCAATGTTGGCCAGCCTCGATTCCATAGCCTTCGGCCAGGAAAAGCCTGCCGGCGGCGTGGTCGTCTCGAATGTCTCGGTGAACGACGAAGAAGACAAGGGCGAAGTCGTGGAACGTCGATAGCGTCTCGCGAGGACGCGCGGAGAGGGGCGGGACGCTTCCCCCGAGGGTTCCGGCCCCTCTCGACAATCCCGCGAACAGGCGGGCGGATTTCGAGGCCTACGGGCCTTCCCCTCTCTCTCGAAGGAAACGGACGCGCGAAACGGCGCGGAAGGGCTGATAAGTGGACATCATAGTATTTGATACGGAGACCACGGGTCTTCTCAAGAACCGTTTGTCTCCACTCGACAAGCAACCTCAGATCATCGAACTATACGCGATGCGTCTTGACAAGGACCGAAAGAAGATTGATGAGATAGATGTTCTGGTTAACCCCAAGAAAAAGCTTGACGACATCATCACGAAGATTACGGGGCTAACGGACGATGACTTGCGAGACGCAAGTGATTGGGCTGGGGTCCACGATCAAGTTCATAAGTTCTTCAGCGCGGCGCCCGCTCGCGTGTTCGGTCACAACCTATACTTTGACCTTGAGATGCTCAATCTCGAATACAGGCGGATGGGCTGTGAAGACTTAGTGCCGGCTGAGAAGGTCTGCACTGTTGAGGCGACCGAATACATCAAGGGCTATCGCTTGAGCCTTTCGGCACTTCATGAATATCTTTTCGGCGAGGCTTTCGAGGGCGCACACCGGGCGAAGATTGACGTTGAGGCGACGGCGCGCTGCGTCATTGAAATGGAAGGTCGAGGCATATGCTAAAGGTCAGGACCGGATACTCATTTCGATCCGCTGTCGGATCAATCGGCGAGGCCATCGAGGCGTTCAAGGCAGCAGACGCGACGAAGGCTGCGATTGCTGACACTTCGTCCTCATACGGATTTGTTCGCTGGAAGAAAGCTTGTCTGGCTGCGAACCTTCAGCCGATCTATGGCGTTGAGCTAGCTGTCTCGCCGGACATTCACGCGAAAAAGGTGACGACGGACTATTGGTCATTCTTCGCCGTTGATGATTTGGAGCCGCTCAACCAGCTTGTCTCGACTGCTACAAGCCAGTTCAGATACAATCCTCTCATCACCTACGAACAGGCCATCGACAATCCACTTATCAAGGTTGTCGGCCATCGTGCGCTTCTTGACAGGATCGAAAGCTGGGCTGAGGACGCAGAACTTTCGCGCCTGTGGTTCGGCCTGTCTCCAGCCGTCTCGACTGGCTATTTTCGATCCGTTCAAAGAACGAAGTTTGCCGACCGATGGGTTGCGACCTCCACAAACCGATACATCACCGAGGACCAGTTTGGGCTCTATGAGACCATCTGTGGACGGAACGCGAACACCCAGACGTATCCGCAGCACTTTCTGTCCAAAGACGAATGGCGCCGAGAGGCGGACAGGATCGGGCTGACGGACGAACAGGCGCAGGATGCGCTGGAGAACGCGGAGAGGCTGTTTGATGATGTTACCGCCGAGCTTCCTAAGGCGACGCTCGCTAAGCCGGAACGCCCCGATACCCTCAGGAATATGTGTGCCGAAGGTGCGAAAAGGCTCGGCGTGGACCTATCGGATGAGACGTATGCGGATCGTCTCGACAGGGAATTGGGCCTCATCGAGGATAAAGGATTTGAAGACTACTTCTATATCATGTCTGATATTTGCTCTTGGGCTCGTGATCGGATGCTCGTTGGTCCTGCTCGCGGCTCTGCTTGTGGTAGCCTGGTGTGTTATTTACTCCGTATCACGACTATTGATCCGATCCCGCACGGACTGATTTTTGAGCGGTTCATCGACATCAACCGGCCAGACCTTCCTGACGTTGACGTTGACTTTTCGGACACCAAGCGTCACCTCGTCCTTGAATACATCAAGCAGAAATACGGCGAGGACAGAGTATCTCAGCTGGGAACGGTCGGCATGTATCAGCCGCGCTCGGCGCTAAACGAAGTGGGCGGAGCATTCGACATTCCCAAGTGGGAAACTGAAGCCGTCCTCGATACTCTCATCAAACGTTCGTCTGCGGACAGTCGCGCGCAAGACAAGCTTGAGGACACGATCAACGCGACGAAGGAAGGCAAACAGTTCGCGACTAAGTATCCGTTCGCTCGCGTGGCCTACGACATGGAAGGGCGCCCGAGATATCCGGGCAAACACGCGGCTGCGATCCTGTTGACCGAGAAGCCGGTGCGAACATACGTTCCCGTGGACGAGCGCGCGGGCACGACGATGTGCGATAAGAAGGATGCGGAGGAATTAGACTTTCTCAAGATTGACGCGCTAGGCTTGACTCAGCTTTCGATCCTTGAGGAGGCGATGGAACAGGCCGGTGTGGATCGTTCCGTGCTCGATGAATTGGAGCCGAACGATCCCAAAGCTTTTGAGGTCATGAACGATAAGAAGTTCACGGGCATTTTCCAGTTCATGGGAGCGGCAGTGAAGTCCCTCGCTACACGGATCAAGTTTGACCGCTTCGATGATTTCTCGGCATTGTCCGCGCTCGGAAGGCCAGGGCCGCTCGCGACGGGCGGCGCCGACGAATGGATCGCAGTCCGCAACGGACTCAAAGAGCCCTTCTATCCTCACGAAGTCTTCAAGCCTTATCTTGAAGAGACGCTTGGCGTTATCATCTATCAAGAGCAGGTCATGACAATCGGTCGTGAGATCGGCGGGCTGTCTTGGGAAGACGTCACGGCACTTCGAAAGGCCATGTCCAAAAGTCTCGGCAAAGAGTATTTCGATCAGTTCGGCGACAAGTTCAAGTCCGGCGCTGAATCGAAGGGCGTGCCGCGAGAGACTTGCGAAAAGCTTTGGGACGATATGTGTGCCTACGGAGCGTGGGCGTTCAACAAGTCTCACGCCGTCGCCTACGGACGGATCAGCTACTGGTGTGCTTGGATGAAGGCATATCATCCGTATGAGTTCGCCGCCGCGACGCTGACCCACGAAGGCGATCCTAAGCGCCAAATCGAAATCCTCCGTGAACTCGCGAGAGAAGACATCAACTACACGCCTGTTGATCCTGAGATCAGCGACGATAAGTGGCGCGTGAAGAGGAAGGAGGGCAAGACTTATCTCGTTGGTCCGGTCACGGCGGTCAAGGGCATCGGGCCGAAGATGGCGAGCCAGATCATATCGTGTCGTCAGCTTGGCGCTCCGCTCCCGGAACGGGCTCAGAAGCTTCTTGCGAACGCGGTCACGCCGGTCGATAGTCTGTACCCTGTGCGTGATGCCGTGGCTCGTAATTGTCCGCCTCTCGATGAGATGAACATTTTGTCCGAACCCGTCCCATTACATAAGATCGGGCCGGACCATCACAACAAGAGTTTTCTGGTCATCGTTCGCATCGACAAGATCAAGCCGAACGATGAAAATGAAGAAGTGTATGTCGCAAGGAGAGGCGGCAAGAGGATTTCAGGGCCACATACTACTCGACTTATTCTTAAGATATCAGATGACACTGACGAAATAGTCGCGAAGGTTCACAGGAACCATTACGACAAACTGGGCAAACCGATTGTGGAACTGGGCGGGGCCGGCAAGGTCATATACGCGCTGAAGGGTCAACTCGCCTATTTGGACGGGTTCAGACTATTTAACATCCACAGAATCAAATACCTTACGAGGCTGGCGTGAAAAAGTTCATCACTTCCCTTACTGATATTGATCCGATTGCGGAGTATCTTGCGAGGATCGGCGCTGAGGAAAGGTCGCTGCGGGCAGCAGTGATCAAAGATCAGAAAGGCGCCTACTGGGTTGACGTTTGCGTTGTCCGTTTCACCAAGGACGGCGTGTTGCTTCCGAAGGGCATGGAGGAATACGAACCAACGGACGCCGAGGCCAAGGCCATCGAGAGGGCGATGGATGACTATCAATGGCCGACCAGCGTTCCGGTTGATTCGTTGGCGGACCTTCCTGAGGAGGTTCGTGCTGTTGATCCTGATAATCGCTTCGTGTTCCGAAACACCAACGATCAGATTGTCATGGTTCAAGTTCGCATCGAGAACGCGAAGGGGGAGCGGGCATACGTTCCGTGGTCATACTGGTCGGATGGGAAGTGGCGCAGAGCAGAGCCGGAAGGGCCGCTGCCGCTTTGGGGCCTGGAAAACATCGGCGACCATACTGTTGCGTTCGTTCATGAAGGGGCGAAAGCTGCGCGTCGAATGCAGCAGCTGTTCTACGGCGCTGACAAGGAAGCGGCGCGGGAGCATCCGTGGTATGACGAATTGTCCGTAGGCGTCCATATTGGGTGGATCGGCGGGGCCTTGTCGCCGAGGCGAACGGATTGGACCGCACTCAAGAAGGCGGGCATCAAGCGGCTCTATATTGTCTCAGACAATGATGCGCCAGGCAACAGCGCCGTTCCGCAAATCGCCGAACAGAACCATATGCCTTGTTATCATGTCCAGTTCACTCAACAGTGGCCGGCGAGTTTCGATCTAGGCGATGAGTTCCCTAAGCACTTCTTCAGAAAGAAGGGCGATAACGTCTTCTATATTGGGCCTTCATTCCGCGACTGCGTTCAACCGGCGACATGGGCCACGGATATGAAGCCGAGCCCGACCGGCAAGGGAAGGCCGCACGCTGTGCTTCGTGATCACTTCGCCGAGCTTTGGGCTTACATTGAAGAAGTTGACATGTTCGTTTGTAAGGAAATGCCGACGATCATCAGGACTGACAAGATTCTAAACAATATGCTGTCAGCCTTCTCCCACGTCTCGAATACGACCCAGCATATCGTGAAAGCCTATCGAGGTCGCCAGACGAAGCTTTGCTACAGACCGGACGAAGACGGACGAATGATCATGGACGATGGTTCGCCCGCGATCAATCTTCATGTTCCTACCTCGATCAAGCCAGCGAAAGGCGACATCAAACCATTTCTCCAGTTCATGGAGTATATGTTTCCGAACTCGGACGAACGGCATACGGTCATGCGATGGTGTAAGACGCTCATTGCCCATCCAGAAGTCAGAATGGAATACGGACTGTTGCTTGTCAGCGTCACGCAAGGCGTCGGCAAGACAACGCTCGGTTCACGGATATTAGCGCCGCTGGTTGGCCTCCACAACGTCTCGCAAACGCAAGAGACGGAAATCGTGGACAGCAACTTCAACGGATGGGTCGCCAACCGGCGCCTTGTCGTCGTGAACGAAATCTACGCGGGCCACAGCTGGAAAGCATACAACAAGTTGAAGGAGCTGATCACGGACAAGATGATCAGCGTCAACAAGAAGTATGAGCGTCCATACATGATCCAGAACTGGGCGCATTTCTTCTGTTGCTCCAACTCGATGCAAGCTCTCAAAATGGAAGGGGACGACCGCCGTTGGTTCTATCCGATGATCACGGAAAAGTCTTGGGACAAACGATCATTCCAGAAGTTCTATGATTGGCTTGAGTCAGGCGGACTCTCTATCATCTATCACTGGGCACTCAACTCGCCGGACATTCAGCCGGTCACTCCCGGCGAACGCGCGCCGATGACCGCTCGCAAGAAGATGTTGATCGAGGAGTCAAGATCGGAGGCTCAGCAAGAGGCCGTCGCGCTCGCCAACGAGATCAAGAGCAGAACGGAACCGCTCGCAATCTCGACCAAGGCCAGCCATATATGGATCATCAATTCTGATCGTACACAGAAGGTATACGATAAGGAGTTTGAGATCAGGAAGGTTATGAAGGACGAAGGATTGATCGAATACGAACGAAGGCTCAAGATTGGGGGCCGAATGCATTACGTCTTGTTGAATGAGTCCGCCTACAGAGGATTGGAGGGAAAGGACGAAAACGAGCGCAACTCATTCGTCCGTTCACATCTTACTGGGCCGGAAGCGGTGTTCAACGAAGTAGCCATGTGAGGAACGATCCGGGAACGGAAAGTTTCTTTTCGGAAAGGGAGGGGTTCGGATCAACCGTGAACAGACGTGTTCGTTTCGACCCCGTTCCAGTTCAGGAAATTGGCCGGAAAACCGACCGCCGCGCTTTTCGTGACGCGAGACGAGAAAGGGCCGCGGCATATCGAATATCGAGGGATCGGGATCGGATCGAAACCCTAAGTTCCAAGAGTTTCGAGAAAAGAAAGAAGAGAGGAGAGATATTGTTCCGAGAGTTCCCGAAAAACGCTGTTCGGGCCGATCCCGATCCTTTCCGAAAAGACATGAGAGTTGAGAAGGAAAAGAAGTGACCAAGACGATACAAATTGAAGGCAACAAAGCTTTCGCAGAGGGGCCGCTTTCTGATGAGGAGTGGCTGAACGTCCGAAAGATAGAAGGCAAGAAGTCATGGATTGACGACGAAAGCTTGCGGTTTGAGCCCACACCGTTCAACCTTTCGCTGTTCCCGTCTCGAATTGTCGCCGGGGAAGGCGGATCGGACGGGAAGGGGGCGGAGAGCGCCGAGGGCGAGCGTTCCGGCTCTCTCGCTGTCGGCGCCTTCGAGGGCTTCTCTTCGCCGACACTCGGCGAGCCTCGCGAGGAACAAAGGGGTGTTTCGGGCCGATCGGTCGCCGCCGAGGCCGATCCCGCCGAGGGCGTCCTTGAAGGGCCTGAATTTGACGTTTCAACGTTCACGGAACATCCGAGATATCGCAGTGCCGTCATGCTCGATGGAGACGGGAATGAGCTCAAGAGATATCCTCACCAGCTGGAGGCGGTTCACAAAGCAAGAACCCGCCGCAACCTCGCCCTATTCGCAAAAGTTGGTCGCGGCAAATCGAAGGCGGCCACTGACATCATCCTCGAAAGGTTCGTTGACGGAAGGTCTGATCAAGCCATCGCGGTGATGAAGAAGAACCTCCTATGGCAATGGGCTCATGAAGAGTTCCCCAAGCAAGCCGGAACGGTTGACGGAAAGCCTGTTGATTTCGTGGCCTGGCATTGGGGTGAGAAAGAGCCCAAGCGGAAGCCCGGCCAGTTCCGCCTGTTCTGCGTCAACTACGATATGATCCGAACCAAGAGGGGTTGGGCAGCAGTCGAAAAGTTCTTGGGCGAGGGGCGCACGGACGTTCTGTTTGATGAGAGCCACCAGATCAAGAACAAGGCCAGCCAGCGTTGGAAAGCGGCCAATAAGCTCCGTGAGCGTTGCGACTTCGCCATGATGATGACGGGAACGCCGACCGCCCGCGACCTATTGGACGAATGGTCTCAGTTCTATGCCCTCGATTGGAAGATCGTCGGCGTGAAGTATAAGACTTCGTTCCAGCAAGAGTATTGCGTCATGGGAGGCTTTCGCGGCAAACAAGTCATCGGCCATCGGAACGTTGAGAGGTTCAATCGCAAGATTGCTCCCTACACGGTCTATGGTGGCGCAGCGACTTCCGGCATCGAGGAGGCTTATCGCAAGATCATCTTTGAGCTTTCGGACGAACAAAGGGCAATCATCAAGCGGCTCAAAGACGATATGGAGGGTCTGACATTCAACAATGAGTTTGAAGAGAAGGCTACCGCCATGTCATTCTTCGTCCGTGTTCAACAGATAACGAGCGGATACATTCCGGCCACAGAAGAAGGCCCGATGGTGGTCCTCGATGAGAACCCAAGGCTTGATGCTCTCGAAGAGTTGAAAGAGGAGTTGCCAGGGCCGCTCATCGTTTGGTGCCGGTTCGTCGCCGACACACACATGGTGGCCTCTCGCTTCGGATCGAAGGCGTTGCGGGTCGCGGGCGATGTTAGCGACGCCGAATGCCAAGAGGCAGTTCAGATGTTCAAGAAAGGGGAATTGGACGTTCTCGCCTACTCGATGATGAAAGGCACCGAGGGGATGAACCTTCAGGGGAAGGATCGTTCGCAGGCGTTCTATTCGCACACGAACGATTCACTTATCCGCTGGCAAGCCGAAGGCCGTTTGCCGAGGCCAGGCGCTTCAGGGTATCTTGGGAAGTTTGACTTGGTTGCGCGAGCTTCGCCTGATGTCAAGATAATGCAAAATCTCAAGACCAAGCAAAGCTTCGCGGATTTCAAGATGAGTGGCCTCATCGAGGCTATATCTGACGTTTAGTCCGGCTCAGGACAATAAGCCAGGAAGTCACCCGTCACGGTCTCGATTTGACGCTTGGTCTCTTCGGCATCGTGGCGGGAATAGGTCAACGGAAATTCATCCGTGCAAGGCGAGCACCAGAAGCCGTCCGGGCACCCGCTAATCTCGTTGAAGCTTGTTCCGCACGCCGTCAGAGACAGGCTTGTCAGTGCGAGAGCGGCGCAGATTGTCCGTGAGCTTCTCTTTAGCATACAGATCACTTTCCAGTTCGCGGACGCGAGACTTGAGCTTGCCGATCCTCTCGGATTGTCTGCCCACGAAGTAAATAACGAGGACCGCCGAAGCGGCCCCCGCAATCGCCAAAGGCCAGGAGCGCATTACGCTTCGCCGTCCGGCTTATTGTCCGCCCGCAGAGTTTCGCCGACCTGGATCATTGCTTCCGCCGCGCGGTCAACAACCATATCCAGCATCGGGTCTTTCTCAATGACGTTAGCATCGAGGTCGCGTGCCGCCTCCTTGATGGCAGTCGCCGCAACAGGGGCGAGAGCAAGAACAGCCATCTCAGCGATTTGCTTCAGATTCATCTTCATTTCCTTTCTTGTCGGCAGAATTTGACCCGCTGCCTTTCGGGTGTTCATCGATGATCTCAACGCCAAATCTTCTCAAGTAGCTTGTGAGTATAGATTTGATCACTCGATCACCACTCAACAATACAACGATGTTCGGGCCTACGACAACCCCGATCAACGTCATGAATACTACGCCGTAACTACCCTGGTTGTCAGGACCAATTGCGACGTACCCGAACAGAGTGCCGAAGAAAAGGGAGGCGAAAGGCAGCAGCACGTTCTCTCTCCACTTGTCGATGGCTAAGGTTGTTCCGCACACGGCTAAAACCGTGATGATGATCAACTCAATTATCTGTGCCGGGATTTTCGTTATCAGGTGCATCATAGGCGCCCAACCTCCTGACCCTTTTTCTTAGATAGATTAAATGAAAGGCAAGCGAAGAAATGCCCGACATTATATGGAATGATGCCCAAATCAAGTCATCACGAACGAAATCTCCAATCACAATATAGCGCGGATAAAGAAAGAAAAATCCCCAGCACGATCCCATAGAGAAAAGTATCGCAAGCCAGTCGAGACGCGAGCGCGAAGCAGCCGCCATAGAAAGAGCGCCGGTTATTCCTCCCAAGAAGTATAGAAGGATAGCGAAATATCCGATCACGTGATTCAAGAAATAGACGCCGTCAATATACATTGCAATACATAGCTCCTTCATCAAACCGCCTACGGAACAATCCCCAGACGGGCTTCTTAACTCCGTCCACTGTTGCTTTTCGCCACATGAGAAATGACTCAGCAGCCTTCATCTTGTCTCCCGCCGAGTGATATCTGAACACGGACGAACGTTTGAAGGCTGAATGCCCGATGTTATACATCAGAAGGCACATGGCATCAAACTCGTGCTGAGCCGTTGGAATGTCCTCCAACAGAATGTTCATTCTGCCCTCAAACCATGCGAGGTCAGACAATAGAAGCGCATGAGCTTCCGGCTCGGTGATAGAGGCGCCCGGCTTGGCCGCCTCCCCCGTGTGTCCGTATCCGATTGTCCAAACGCTCGCAATGTCTTGATAAGCGTTCGCCTCGAAGCCTTCCCAAGTCTTAAGCTTTCTTATCCCCTCTTCGCTGACGCGCAGCCCTCTTCTCGGCAATTGCTTCATCGGTTGACTTGTCGTGTATTGACTTGATTTGGGCAATCTGGACAAGATCGGAAGGGCTGAAAACAAGTTCTTCTTCAGGCCATAGAAGGTGAGTTGAGTCACGGACAAGTTTGACGTTCCTGATTTGCTTCGAGTTCATCGCCGAGAGTTCTGGGTGACAGTCCGTTGGGACCACCACCCTTGATCCATTGTCAAGATCAATCCGAATGTTTTTCTGATTCGGACGAACGCGGACGATCCGGGGAAGGATTGTTCTGTTCAGTTTCATGACGGAAGCAACGCGCCTTTCTTGGTCGTGGACGAACGGTAATTGCCCATCAGGTCATCCCAAGTCGTCTCGTTTGCCGGAACGTCGTCAGCGCCCGCGAGAGGTCGCGGAATGTTGACTTCAGCGGCGGTCGCCGAGAGAACGGTTGGGATCGAAGGGCCGCCCGTCAGGTTGACATTTGTCGTATCGTCCGTGTCAGGAATGATGGTAAGATCATTGAACGAGTCCATCCAAACCAAATCTTCCGGCCTGAACTCATCGAAGGTTGCTCCGTCCTCCCTTACTGACTGGAACATCGCGAAGTCATTGTTGGAAGTCGAGACAGTGTTGATGTAAGTATTATGCCTAGACAATACTTTCTTGGGCCCTTCAAGTTCAGACAAGAATGACCAGACGCTGATAATTGAACCGCCGCCAGGCCTTCGCTTCCTCTCGAAGGGCCAGCCCGGATCGTAGTCAGTCATGACGAACACGTTGTTGCGCAACAGCGTGTGGTGGTGGAAAATCTTCATCAGCGTAGCTGTGACGTCAATTCCTCTGAACACGTTGTTTGTCACGACGAAGCAGTCATCCTTGACGCCGAGAATATTGAGGCAGTTGTCGCCGCCCTCCATATAACATCTGTGCACGAACGCAACGTTATGGAACTTCTCAGAGGTCGCAACACGGGCGCAAGGCTGGTTCGGAACGCCCAACAAGTCGCCGTCATCGCCGTTCTCAAATCCGCCCTTGGATATGAGCAAGCATCCGAAAATCAGATTTCGCTGAGGCTTTGCTGCTCGCTTCGGGCCATTCTTGGCTTCGCCATAGTCCTGGCCAAAACCTGTCTCGATGCGATTGCCTTGGGCGTCTGTGTAATACGTGACCCAATTTCCATCCGGGGGCAGAGCATCGACGTGTTGGCCGAAGCGGACGTGACAAACGGAGTGGTTCTCATAGCCCTCATCGAATGCGACGTAATGCCAACTGTCCTTGACATCGACATCCCACCAAATGACGCGAGCCGTATGAACCCCAGCCGTGGGCACCCCGGTCTGGCCTGAGCTCATCGAGCAGCCGATTATTCCGAACTCGAACGGATCGGCACCGTTGTGGTTGTTGTGGTAAATGGTCGTGTACCGACCAGTTCCATCACCAGTCTCGGCGGCAGCCTTCCCTCTATACTGAGTGTCGAGATATCCCGCCGAGAAAGCCAGGAAGCCGTCATTGCCTCGCCCGAGGAACAGGGCCGGGCTTTGGCCCGGCGGAACCCTGTAGATATATCCGTCAGGAAACGTGTGGCCCGGTTGAGGATACGGGCGCCAAACAGCGTCGCCGTTCGCATCGACCGCGTACGGAAATTCATACTTGGCCAGCTGATGGTGAGGCTCAGAGGCGAGAGGATCGCCAAAGTCGCGAACGATCCACCGGCCCTTCGCCTTGACAATATACTTATTGTCGTTCACGATAACGCCATTGCTGTCAATCGCCAGTGACTCTTCTTCCGTGCGCGGATAGAAGCCGCCACGCTTATAGATGGTCGCGAAGTCTTCGCCATTCGAGACGTTGGACCGGACCCACTGAACTGCGTCATTGTGAGTCGTGAACCGTTGCGAAGGGGGCGCGTAGTCCACGTGGTTAACGTCAGTGGGCAAGTCGCTGAAGTCACCATCATCGGCAACCGCAACCGTGTTCGCTCGCATTGTCGAGTTCAGAACAATATTGATCGTGAACGTCTTGATGAAGAGCGTGTTCGTGAATGCGTTGTAGCCCTTGACTGTCAGCGTCCGAGTTCCAGCAACGGTGGCAGGAAACGCCGCACACGGACTATCAATGCGCCCTTGAGCGCCGGGAGCTTGCGACACGAGAGGGTTGTAGCACTGTTTGAGCGGGTCAATCCCGTCCATTTCATATACGATGGACCATCCGTCGTAATCGTCGTGCGTGGTGTCGCCTTCATATTTGGTGGAGGTCCACTCGCGGTATTCGTTAGGCGTCTTGCCTTTGATTACGGCGAGCACGGACAGAAATGAAAACTCAGTGACTGAGATTGATCCGTCCGTCTCCAGAGTAACATGGCGGTCAAAATGAATCTCAAGCGCCGTGTCGTCTCGCACCGGACTGGAAAGAACAGTCTCGGTGAACATATTGCGGTAGACGTTGAAGTTTCCAGGATCGGGCTCAGGAAGCGTAGGCCCGGTTGGGTTGGTCGCTGCTGCGACAAGTCCAAGAAGAAAGCTCATTGTTCACCCAATGATCGAAAGATTGCTGATGGTGACGGTTTGTTCGCCGTCTGCTTCAGGAACGAAGCTCATGAATTCGCCGGAACTCTCGGTGATGTTCCCATCCGTCGTGACAATACACAAGTCATATAGCCCGCCGCCCTTGTTGGTGAAGGCCATGACATATCGGTCGTTATTGTATCGGCCCTTATAAGGGGCGCCAATTCCATTCGACTGATAGTTGTGAGTCATGCTGTTGATCTCAACATATCCGTCAGGATCAGACAAAGCGATGACAAGTCCCGGATGAGCGTCTGGGATGGCCATGTCTTCAAGAGAAAGGCTGCCCAAATTCACATCAGTCAAAAGGACGCACTGGTTTGGCTCTGTTGAGCCAACAAGCCCGAACGCGCCCGCCGAAGTCGCAACGCGGTCGCCGGTTCCTCCCGTCGTTTGGTTCGTCCACGTCCCATCGAAGGCCGTCACGTTGATGATCTGAGCCGACTCAATGATTTGTATCGAGACGATTTCAGAATGGGTTTCGCCCGCATCGTTCGTAAGGATTACCTCAATCGTTCCGCTATCGGACGAAGTTCCAGTATAGTCCGGGGCCGTCGTGTTCCAGCTGACTGCGAAGTTATCGCCGGAAGGGGAAAGGCTGACATCAAAATCGGAAGCACCGAGAGATGCCGAGTAGTTGAACGTTCGCCCGCCCGATGGCGTTATAGAAGCAATCGGCCTGTCAGACCCTTCCTGGATGCCGCCCGGATCAAGCAGCGAATGAGAAGCCGTCAGAGGATCGGCCGCAACCGTCCGGTCGATGATCGTGATATCCACGCTGGCCGTTGCCGTCGCGTTCGTTCCGTCCGTGACCTTGACAACAAGCGTTTGAACGTCCGCCGCCGTGTTCGTGTAGGCGGGAGCGGAGCCGGACCATCGGTAAGTGCCCGCGAACGGATCGCCGCTAATGCCAATTCCATTCGCATACGGATTGTCTTCAACCGTGAACACGTAAGTGCCATCGCCGCCTGTCGCCGACGCCGCCGTGATCTGGCCGGTCGCACCTTCCTCGAATGTCGCCGTAGTCGGATCAACCGTGATGGCGAGAGGGGCTGTTGCCGCTTGCGTAATCGTGACAGTCGAGACGAGTGATTCAGACGTTCCGTCAGCGTCCGTTACGGTCACGGTGATATCGTTCGTGTCCGAAGCATCCCCTGCGAATGCCGGCGCCGCTGTATCCCAAGTCACGAGGCCCGTTGAGCTATCAATCGAGACAGCGAGCGCCGACGCGACCGAAAACACATACGGAGAGGCCCCGCCCGTCGCGGAAGCGTCGAGGATCGCCGAGGAGGCGCCTTCTTCGATGTCGAGGGCCGAGGGGACGCCGGACAGCGAAAGGGGCGCCTGTCCGCCTCCTAGCGATGCGATTTGTCCCGCCAATCCCGAAATCTCGACTTGAGACGTGGTCCCATCAGCGAGAGGGAAGGTGAAGTTAATTTCGCCGTTCACAATCGTGGAAGTGATAACTTGCGTCTCATCGACAAGCTTGCCCGCCTTCGCGAACAACGCGGCCAGACCGCCGAACAGTTGATCGGCAGTAGAGCCGTCCGCCCTCGTGAAGACGACGCGGATGTCATCGCCAACAATCGTTGCCGGAGCGGCGATGGCGTTGTCAATCAATTTGTCCGTGGACGCCTTTCCGGCAACTTCCGTGGACAGACTGTTGAACTGTGCCGCCGTAGGAAGGTTCGCAATCGCATCGCTGATCGCCTGCGCTCGCTCATCGTCCGTGGACATATTGGCGACAGCATTGAGAAGGTCTTGCGTTGTTACGAAGTCCGCAACATTTGCCTCAACCTCAAACTGCGTTCCGTCTCGGCGCGTATAAAGGATCGTGCCCGGAGAGCTGCCGGGAACCGCGTTTACAACGTCTCCTGGTGCGCCGCCCGTAATGTCGATGGGCACGGAAAGGTTGCCCGCCGCTCGCGTAAGAACAAGCTGGCCGTTCTCGAAAGAGATGGCCGTGACGATGTTTGATCTCTCAGCCTTCGCGGCAAACCTTGTGTCGAGCACTGACGTTTGCGTGTATCCGGCCAGAGAGGAGGCCAGCTGATTGTCCGTGTAGGTCTTGCTTTCGTCAACAATCGAGGTCCGAGCAGCATCATTGATCCCGGCGCCTTGTCGAATGCCGTTCACACTGTAAACAGCGTCTCGATATGATCCCGGATTATCAGGGTCTGGCTCTGACACCCAAACCAATCCGTCTTCGGACGGAAGCGAAACGGGGGCAATCTGGTCAATCGTTACCTTGGTCATTTTTCCTCTTACGCCGGTTGGGCGGGTTCGATCTTGTTGACTTCTGAAATCTCAATCGTGAAAGCAACTCTCGTCATCGGCGCGAAATTTCCGGCACTTGCCGAAACGTATCCCGCGTGACTGTAGCTAACGTCGGAAAGCAACTTGCACAGATGAACTTTCTTAACTGTCGGATCGCTTGGAGAGCAAAACTCCCACTCGAAAGTCTTGGCGCCCACGTCATCAAAGAACCACCATAGGCGAGGCAAGTTTGATGAAAGAGTTATGATCTCGACATCTTCAACGGGCGCGTATCGCTTTCCTATCCTTCTGGTCTTGCGGCGACCGCTTTCCATTTCAATGACTCTGATGCCTGTATTGACAGAGCCACGAGTGTTGAAAGTTGGCCGTCCAAAGTCGGGCATCCTTGGAGTTGGACTTGCTGCCATCAGTAAACCCTTTCGTCGTATTTGAAGCCTTCAATTGAGAAGACGCCAGGGGAAGTTTCCACCACGCCCTCTTTGGCGACGATGATGTCAATAATGTCGTGATCGGACGATCTGACAATTGAGGCGTGCACGCCCTTTTCATCGAGGAGTTGAGAGCTTATCCCGCTTATCGATCCACTGTTCAGCGTCAGCGCGCCGCCTCCTTGAGAAACGCTCGCAGAGAAAGGCCCTGCGGTATTTCCGTAGGCGTCTCTTAACATCAAAGAGTAAGTGCCTGTCGGCGGATGGCCTTCCTCAAACCACACTTGAGTGCTGGTGAAGGCGGAAACTATGAGGTAATCCGTTCCCCAGCTGAAGTTGGGATGCATGACTGCGATCCTGTCGCCGAACTCGACAAGCCTGCCTTCCATTTCCGTCTCGAAGCGCACGAACATATTGCGATACTGCTTGCTTCTGCTGACGCGCTGAGCGATGGCCAAAGCTTGCGATTTGTCCGTGCACCCGAAAGCGTCAACCTTCTGTGGGCGGAGCGCATTGCTCGGATGACGGACGAATACGCGGTTGTATGTGACAGGATCGTAATAGCCAACCTCAACGCCGTCCGTCTCGTCAGGATTGCCGAGGGTCATCGAGACTTCCAGCGAGCCCGGAATGATCGAGTCAGGAGTGAACAGCATCTTTCGGATCGGCTTTATCATATCCTCGCTGACGCCGAACTTGTTCAAGTAGTAAACAGGATCGGCATTGTATAGCGAGAGAACAGATTGGATGGCATCAAAGACATTGGTGTCACTGTCGAATACACCGTTGAAACTGTCAGGGTGTCGAGACTTGAAATCTTGAAGGCTGGAAAAGTCAAGTTCTGAATCAGGCCGAGCAATCGAGTAGTCTTCATTCGTGAAAATGTCTTGAACAACGTCCGCAGGCGAATTGTTGAATGACAATCCCGTTCCATTGAGAGGGCGGATAAGCCTTTTGCTCTTGACTTGAACTCGCTGAGAAGCGCCTGACGAAAGCTTGGCCGAAGAAGTCAGAGCAAGAGCCAAGATTGACGTTTGGCCGTAGACAGATGAATTGTCGTAGCTCAAGAACGATTTGAGGCGTGTCCAGACCACTCGCGTCGTCTCGCCGGTTCCGTCTTCACGCTGGTTCCTGCGAACGGAAACAGCATAGCGGCCCTTCGGAACATTGAACGTGTACGTCCTGCGCTGAGGATCGTTTGATGCCGCAGACCAAGTCCGAGTGAAGTTCTGGTAAGTCCCGGCCCCGCTGTCGTCATCGTTCAGAAGTTCGCAAGCGATGTATAGAGTCAGCGAGGTTGATTTCAGCGTTCCGTCATCGTTGGAATCAAACAGCCCCGCTGGGCACTCGAAGTCCAAGTCAATCCGTTCCGTCTCTTGTCCCGGAAGGCAGGAAACGAAAGGCCCGATGGTGTCAGGATCGGAAGGCGCTGAAGAGCCCGTGATTGCGCCTCTGAACTCGCCGGTCCCGTTGGGGCCATTCGAGACGTTGACTGCAGTTCCGTTCACGGATGTTACGTTGTATGTTCCGTCAACGTTGTACGCTGCGCCGAAGAACTCGACAGCATTTGAATCACTGACGGTGAATGTTCCGCCTGCGGATATTCCGATGCCCGCTGGGTTCCTGTTGAACGCAAAAGTCGAGCCGCCGTTGCCGACATAGAAAGTCACGCCGTCGTATTGGCTGTTGCTTCCCGTCTCTCTCGGAAGCTCCTGAGACGCAACCTCGCCGGACGTGTAAACATTCTCGTGAATGCCGGTAACCTTCTGCATTTCGCCGAGAGAATTTCCGTGATCTGAAGGATTGAAAAGCCACCATGACCAGTCGTTGGAGTTCAACTCCGTGAGCGGAGTATTGCCGACGAACAGTTTGATTGAGCTTTCTTGAAACTCTCCCATCCCAAGGCAAAAGTAAAAGTAGGCACGCTCTTTATTGTCCTGGAACTCAAGCCAAGGCTGAGAAGCATATTGAGGAGAGCGCATCCACTCGCCGTATTGGATCGGGATTTGACCGCCAGGCTTCGCTTCGTTCGCTTGGACGCCTACGGAGTAAACGTCAGAAGGCGTCGGCGCACCAATGTATTCGGGCGGCCTTGGCGTCAAGAGGTAAGTCAGGACGCTCATCGAGACGGAAATGGCAACCGCAATCAGCACTTGGATCGTGAACGGATCACCAGGAGAAAGCGCAATTACAACGCGGTCTGACTTTTCAACGTATACGTCGCGGGCGAGGACTTCGCCTTGGCCATCGGCAACGCCAATGTCCGTCTGGTTGCCGTCTTCGTCAATGTGGACAATTTTCCATGATTGGGTTCCGGGGCCTTCCGGGAACAGTTCTGACAGTGCGTCTTCAAGATTGCCCGTGAAGCTGTGAACTTCCGGCTTCATGTCTTCTGTTCTGATGACAGATATCATCGAGCGCTCCAATCGTAGCAACGGCTACGGACGAAATCAGGGTGGCGCCAATCCGAGAACTGGACGCCGCCTACTTTTTTGGCATGAAGTATTCCTCCGAATATGGAGAAGCCTCCATGGAATGATCTTCTGCCGCCTCCAGAGAAGACGATACAATAATCCTTCCGCTCACACTCAAACCCTTCGAGTGCGATGCCATTCGAGATTGCGTTAGAAACAGCCAAGCGATTGTCGCAAGCAATCATGGGATCGGGAGGACGCCTGAGACCAAGGCGCTCCGTGCACAACATAACCAGGCCCCAACAGTCTAGGCCGCTTTCGTCTCGACCAAGACGTTTATAAGGGATGCCGATGAGACTGTTAACAATATCGGCTTCGGTCATCCTCGCCTTATCCCTGGGAACTCTTCTTCACTGTAAAGCTTGCGCGGGAACATCCGCCCAAGGAGGTCTTGACGGGTTGCGGTTCCGGTGATCGCGATGCCATCAAACGATATGTTCTTGAGGGGCATTACGTAGTATTCGCCGGAAGGTTGTTGAGACGGAATGATGAACTCGCCGAAACTCAAGATGATATCTTGAGGACCGTTGACTTCTGTCCACTCTCTCGCAGCGTTAATCTGGTCGTATATTTCCTGATCGTTCCTTCCAATGGTGAAGGCCAAGTCTTGATTGCTGTTGGCGTTCTTGGAAGGGAGTGCGACCGAAAAGGCAGCAGGTATGTGAGTCCTGAGCGTTCCGTTTCGATCCTCCGCGTAATAACTTTCCGTGTGCGAAGTAAGATAGAAACCGGACGTGTTGACAAAGCCTGGGTGCTCCAGGCCGATACAAAGCGCCTGCTGATATTCGTTCGGGCCGGTGACCCAATACGACCTCTGCTGAGCGGTGTAAGCCATTAGTCCGCCCTCCTCCTAACTCCAGAGAAGTTCCGTTGCATCGAGCGTGCGGCCCTTCCGTGTCGTTGGAAATCAGCCTCGATCACCTCTATGATGTGCTCGGTCGATCCGTTGTTGTCTCGTTGCTGAGTCGATATGCGAGCGGACGAATTATTGTTGACAACAATATTAGTCTGTCCGCCGCCATTCGGCACGACGCGGCTGGCCGTGAGCGGAACAATCGTTTCAGGGCCAGCTTCGCCGACTTGATAAGCCAGGCCTGGCATGACCAATCCGCCACCGGACTTTCCGCCACCGAAGCCGCCACCGAAGCCGCTAACAAGCCCGTTCAGAATGCCGCCGAAGATTGCGCCGCCGAGACTGTCCTTGCCACCGAACAAGCCGCTCAGCGCGTCGCCTAGAACGCCTGACAAGAGGTCGCCGAGGCCACCGACAACTTGTCCAAGGGTGCTGTCCATGTCGAGGCCAAGCTGCTCTGCGACCGCCGAAATATCGCCGGATTCAACGAAGTCTTTGACGCCTTTCGCAAGAGCTTCTTCATGGTCCTTTGCCTCTTTATCCTTGGCCTCTTTGTCCTCTTCAGACTTCGCGTCTTTGATCCTTTGTGCTGCTTCGGCTCTCGCCTCAAACAGTTCATTGATGTATTCTTCGGCTTCGGCCTGAGCCTTGGCTTCATCAATGCCGAGAGAACGAAGCGTTGAGATCGTGTCCATCAACTCAAGTTGGCGGGTGAGTTTCTCTGCCAACTCATCGTTCTCTTCAAGTTCAGCAATGCGAAGCTCTTGCCTAATCCTCAGCTTCTCAAGCAACTCCTCTTGAGACTGATTGTATGTATCGGCAGCTTCCTTTTCGGTCTTGGCCGTTTCAAGACGAACCTTGGCTTCATCAGACCTTTTCTTATTCGTCTCTTCAGCAACTTCTTCTGCTTCAGCGCGGGCTTCGATTTCAAGCTGAGTCTGTTCAGCAATCTGAGCCTGAATCTCGGCTCGCTCGCGCTCAATCTCAACAAGCCGCTTGGCGTTTTCTTCTTTGCGTTTGTCAAGATTTTCGGCACCGAAGGCGTTGGGGTACTTGACGTCACCCGTCAAAGTGATCCGTGCTCGGAAGGCACCACGATCATTCGTAAGCTGTTCGTTCTCTCGCGTCAGCTGACGTTGTTCCGTGGCCAGAGCAGTATCGCGGCCCGAAAGGGTTGTAGTATCCTCAAGAGCGCGGGAAAGCAAGAAGTCTCTCGACTTGGTGATGACGTCATCGAAGGCTTCGGCAACAAGATCAAGCTCATCAGAATAAGCAGCAAGGGCAGTTACGCCGACGCCATTGAGACTGTCAAACAGTTTGGTGAACTTTTGGTTGGCTTCTTCGGCAGATTGGATGAGAGACTCATCCATGATCCGCCCCGTGTCTTCCATCTCATCGCCGAACCTTTGAAGATAGCCTTCGCCTTTCTCGAAAAGCTCAATCAATTCGTTCCCGCGCCCACCGAAGATTTGGGCTGCGAGAGCCGCCGCCCGCTGTTCGTCGTTGAGGCTCGCTAGCGCGTCCGTAATCTTGATGAACTTCTGATCGACCGTGAGGCCGGCCAATTCTTCCATCTTGATTCCAAGCTGGTTGAGCGCTTCGAAGCCTTCGCCGGTTCCATATTCGGCAGCCTCGCCGAGCTTTTCATTCAAGTCGATAAACAGGTCACGAACTTCAATCGTGCCGTCGCCGATCCGAGACAAGGCAAGATCAAGCTTTTGGTAGCCCTGAGCGGACGCGCCGACTGATCGGGAAAGTTTCGCAATCTCTGAACCCTGTTTTATCATCGCGAGGGTCGCCGCTCCCGCCGAAGCCGCGAGGCCCGCGAGCGCGACCCCTCCCGCGCGTCCGAGCCTCCCGAGCGAGCCCTCCGCGAGGCCCGCGCGGGTTTCGACATCGCGAAGGGCCGTCGAGACGCTTTCCGCCGCGCCGGACATTTGTTTGCGAAATTTCGAGACTTCAGCGTCAAGAACAACCTTGACTTTTTCAACTACCGCCATCCTTGACGCCTCTCGTTTTCACCATTTCAGATATACGCCGATGCTCCTCAATTTCTTGGTCCGTGATCGGACTGTTCGGGGCATCGCGCTCGTGACGCCTTCTGTGGCCTTCAAACATCGCAGTGTATTCGTACCACGTCAACGCAAGAACGTCTTTGGGCCTTGATATTCCGAACACGGAGCAATTGGCGTAAATAGTCGGGAGGCAGAAGAACTTTGTTCCGCCGCCTCCCCCTTTCAATTTGGGTCCGCAGTCTCCTGACGGGCCTTCGTGGTCTCATCGGCATAGCCAACAAGAGCGACCTTGGCGACCGCCTGGGCGTATGTCGAGAACCAAGAGAGGGGCTTGCCCTCTTGATGAGCATTGAACAGATCACGGATGGCTTTCGGTTCCATCCCGCCCGATTCAAGAGCGTTGATCATAACGCTCTTTGCCCAGAGTATCTTCCACGACTGGTTGATAGCGAGGGCCGTGATGACCTTCTGAATCGGCTCACCCGTATCATTCTCGATGCGGAGCATTGCGCCAATATCGACCTTGAACGTCCTTTCTTCACCACAGAAGAAAAGATCAATCTGGTTCGGATGCCAGTTTTGATTTCGGAAGTTCATCACGCGGGCAGATCGGTTGCGTCTTTCGGCGAGCCAGCATCGTTCAGGACGCCTTCAATCGTCACTCGAACTACATCTCCACGCGTCGCTGCAACAGTAAGGTTGTTGATGACGAGTTTGCCCCTGTAGCTCATGAGTAGGCCAGATGTTTCGTCTGCGGGGTTCTCAAACGACTCAACAACAACGGAGCCTTGCTCAACCCTGTCCCGCCACATAAGGAACAGCATCTTGAACTCTTCAGCGGACATCACGCCTGTTGCGCTGATGGTCGCTTTTTGGTTCTGGGCAACCTCAAGAGTTTCGCCCGGCCTGCTGAAATCTGTGCAGTCAGGGAAGTTGTATTCAGAAGTAGAAGTCTGAGCACTCAAAGTGATGTCTTGAAGAGAGCACACCTTGTCTTGGCCAAAACGAATGAACGTCTTGCCTGGAGCGATACCGCGAATAACGGCCATTATGATTTTCCTTTCATTGCTAACGCTCGGAAGTCAACACTTCCGTACCAAGAGGATTTGACCTCATCAACGGAAACGCGCGTGCCTTCCGTATACGTGTTTGTCAGATCGGCGCCGGATGGGAGGCGCTTGTGAGCGATTGACAGGAACTGGCCGATGACAACATCCATGACTTTTCTAGCCTTCGCCGAATCATCCGCGTAACAGATGAACTCAAACTCGACATTGAACGTCAGGAAGCAAACCTCATCGTCAACTTCCGTGGACGGATTAAGAATGACGCAATACGGTCGGCTCGGTGCGCCTTCGGCGACGCCTTGATAAAGACGCCCTCCCGTCAGACTGATGAACTCTTGATTCTTGGACAGCAGCGAAACAAGATAGTTCGTAACTTCCGAAGCAACATCCGTGTGCGGAATGTTTGACATCAGGCGCTTTCAATGTCCAGCTGCTCGCCCTCGATTGGCTCAGCGTAACCTTCGTCAATCGCGCGTTGCGCCATCGAGCGCCATTCGTCCGTATCAGGAACTTCCTGGGCACCTTCGAGAAACTCATACACGGGAGGGTTTGCTTTGCCCGGCTTGCGCTGTCCATGGCGCCGGAAATACTTGTTCACTTTGATTTTCATTTCGTCCTCCTAAGGAACTTCTTGAGTGCCTTATCGGCAAGCTTCTCGACACGGTTTCCAAGACGTTTGGCTGCCGGCTCCATGTATGGCCTTTTCTTCATTCGCCTTGTTCCCTCTTCAAGAGCAAGAGCGTAGTTGGCCGATGGAGAGCCCGCCGTGACTTCGTATGTCAGGCGTCCTTTCTTGACTACTTGTATAGAGTTCTTGAGTGCGCCAGTGTCATTGTTCGGCGGTTCGCCCGGCTTGCTCGGAATATGACCGGCGCCTGAGACTGATCCTTCCGTGATCGAACGAATCACGTCAGCCTTCAATTCGTCCGCTGCGACGAAGGCGATTTGGCCTGCCAACTTCGGCGACTTCCTTGCGACTGCTTGAAGCTTTCTCGACACGCGGTCGCCGCCGACAACTTTGACCATTACGCCTCCAGGACGTTGAACCGAATGCGTTGTGAAGGATCGCCATACGTTCCGTGGACGGACACGTCAACGCCTTCTTGCGTCGAGAGCGTGGAACCGCTCATCGTCGCCGCTTCGAGTTCAATGGGCACGGAAGATTTATCAACAACCCTCAGATCAGCCGAGAAGTATGAGCGGAGAGGATCGGACGCAGCAGAGATTATCTCATGGCGGTTCCCGATCCGGTCAATGATGATTCCGCCTAGATCGTCAATTGACTCAACGTCAATCGTGATGCCCGCAGCTTCGGCTTCGGCATTGAGTGGTTTCAAGAGGACGATGAAGCGCGGCTGAAGGGCCGTCTTGCCACTCGACACGTCGGTGAACTTTCGCGGACTGTCCTGGTATTGAATAGGCAGTGGATCGTGATACGAATATACGACTTGCGCTTGTTCGTTCACGGACTTGATTGGGAGAAGGATCGTGCCCGAATTGTATTCGTCATCGAGAACGTCCGTTATCAGATCAGCAATATCTTCGAGCATCAGACCAATATGCCTCCAGAAGCCCTCAAGCGATTCAACAAATCCCAAAGCTCGGAGCCATATCGGCTTGAAGAAAGGCTTGATTGCGCATCTCCAGATTTGCTAGGTGGGCGGAACGAAAGCGAGACTTCGCCAGACTTGAAGCTAGAAAGCCCCTCGACTGATTTGGCGTGTCTTGATCCGCCCTTTGTCTGTCCACGGAGGAACAGAAGATGGGCCGTCAGCAAAGCCTTGGCCCTTTCTTCATAATCGCCGAGACCAGCCACCAAAGGGTCGCCGTCGGCATCAGCGATAGCCGAAGCCAAGATTGCTCCGTCCACAGATGAAAACTCAGGGAACCTTGTGGTGACTGACTCAGCGGTTATCATTACTCGCCGCCTCCTGCGACTTGCGACTCAAGCGTGGCAACCTTCGCCTTGAGTTCTTCATTCTCCTCCTTGAGCCCTTCATTCTCCTGGCGGAGCAATTCGAGTTCAGGATCAGCTTCGCCATTGGCCGTCCGTGAGCGCTGCTCTTTGACGTCCAAACCGCCTTCGGTCAGTTGGCCGCTATCCAGCATGGCCTTGACTACGGGATTGTCCGTGTCAAGACCGCCTTCAACTTCGGCCTCCTGGCGAGGACCAATCGAGACAACCTCATTGTTCGTAGTCAGAACATTGACAGCATTCTTGCCGTTGTTGCCGTAAGTCGTCTTGGACGTGTTGCGGGTTTTCTTGTTGGCCATTACGCGCCGTCTCCATATTGCGCCATCGCGGGCTTGTGGAAGTCAACGGTGCCGACACGCATGATGCCGGGAACCTTGAAGTGAAGAGCACCGTCCTGGTACGGATCAAGAAGACGGAAGGGCATCGGCATCTGGAGGCTGACGACGCTTTCGTCATTCGTGTACGCTACGATCCGCCGAGTGCCGCCTGCGCCCGCCGTTTCGAGACGACGATCCGCGCGGATGGTCAGGGGCTGGCCCGTGAACATCGTGTAGGCGTTGTTCTCCCGGTAGTGCTGGAGGACGGTGATTTGCGTGTCGCCGATCCGCGTCCGGTTCGCCAGGAAGGCGAGTGAATACGGAAGGCACAGCGTATCAGCCATCGAGCCCGCGCCCATCTGGGTGTGCGAGTTCAACAGAAGCGAATCAAGGTCGCTCACCATCTCATCGCCGGTCTTCTGTTCCCAAAGCGGCGAAGCGCTGGCGCCGTTGACGACAGAAGCAACGGACACGGACGGATCGTTGAAGAGGCCCGTTGCGCCGACCGAAGCGTTACCGACGAACACAAGGTCGTCAATGAAACGCTCGGAGGCTTCGCGAGCCGCCACACCACGCTTGTCGGTGAGGTTGATGCCCATGCCGGAAGCGGCGAGGATTTCAAAGTAGCTGTATCCGTATCCAACGCCTGCGGAACGAATCATCGTATCCACGGAAGCGCGGAGCATGTCAACGGTGGGAATGTTGTCGTTATTCCCGCTGATGAACATCGCATGGCCAATATCCTTCTCAGTGAAGGTCTTGACCGTATCGGCAAACTCCGGCGCGGACGTGTCCACGGTGATGAAGTTCTGATACGTAATGTCCGGGTATTTGTGCCGGTATACGTTCGGGTTGATGATCGCTCGCTGCGAGTTCAAGAACGCGAGCGCCTGTTGATAGTTCATGATTTCTCCTTGGTCAGAGTATTAGCTGAGACGGACCATCACGATGCCATCGGTCGCGGCAGTCGCGAACTCGGCGCCTGAGAGGGTGTTGGTTCCGGCAGCGGCGAACGTTCCGTCATCATTGAAGGTAACAGGATCGCCAGGGACAACGGAGCCAGCAATCTCAACATAGACAGTGCCCGTCGTAATGACATCGGCAAGATAGTCGTTGGGGTATTGGTCCGTGTTCGTCTCAGGAACTTCCTTGGCCTGAACGCTGATGCCAGCCGGTCGCCGAGCGGCAGCCATGGGCTGGAAGGTGTTGGTCGCATCGCCATGGGCCGTCACGACGCCGAACGCAAGCGGGCCGTTCTTGACGACTGCGCTCACGATATTGGATTTCTCCGTGGTCGCGATTTGGCCGGGAACGCCGATGGGCGGTGCGCTGGTGTAGTCAGTTTGAAGAGCGGGCATTATTTACCTCCATTGTAAGATTGGATCATTTCCAAACGGGCCTTCTCGGATTCATCCGTGACCGAATCAAATCCTTCCGTGGGCGTCCCGCCTGCGGCGTCGTCTTCTTCAGTCGTCGTCGTGTAGCTGGAAGTCGTCGTCTGCTTACGGACAACCTTCATGTCATCGAAGATGCCGCGCAGATAGTCAGACGACTTGTCTTTCACGGCGTCTGCGCCCTTGCGAGCCTCGACAACCTTGCGCACTATTTCGTCCGCGTCCAGACCTTTGAGGTCAACCTTGGGCGCGACCTCTTTGGCCTTCGTCCGCACACTGTCGAGTTTCGTCAGCTCAGCTTCCAGCTGATCTTTCGGGACGGCGCCTTCAAGCTCTTTTAGCTGGTTGTCTTTCTCGTCAACCGAGCCTTGAAGCTTTTCGACTTGCGATTGCAAATCCTTGAGCTTTGTTTCGGCTTGAGCGAGAGTATCCTTGGCTTCGGCCAACTTGTCATCGCGCTCTTTGAGTGCCTTGTCGATGAACTGTTGGGCGCTGGAAGCCGGGACGGACATGCCGTCAATAGTCACATTGTCCACTGGTTTTTCTCCTTGCACGTCCTTTTTGACTTGATGAACAGACGGCCGGACGATATGGCGCGGCTGAACAAATTGGCCATCGATACAGGCTTGAGCGCCCGCACGACCGCGTGGAACGATTGCGACGTGATCGCCGATGATCTGTCTCTGGCGGGCGTCGTATTGCGTCCCGCACGGAGCAATGCCCTCGCCGATCTCAATCTGACAATCGTATCCGCATGACAGTTCCTTCTCACCTTTCTTCACCGCCTCGATGGCGTCCGAAGCTTTGACAATGAGAGGGACGTTGAAATACTCGCCGCTCTCGACTGTGACTCGGCCAAGGTTTTGGCTATCAACTTCGCCTACGGCGTATTTTTTCCAATTGTCCGCCGTCATCAGAACGGGCGGATGGCCGAGCGTCACAGGCACGCGAGCGAAGCTTGACATGCTGTCACGGTTGAACACTTCGTCCGTGGACCGATAAACCTTGACGATCCTGTCTTCATTGATGCCGATTTCTGGACCCCAGTAATCGTAAATGCCGTCTCGGCTGATGCGAGCGTTCGCGACCAGGAAGCCTTTACTAGTCAACTGGAATTGACCATCCATCAGCATTTCGTCTGAGAATAGCATTAGTTGATCCTTTCGCCATCAATCATCAAGACGGCTTTACTTGTGCAGCCACAGTTGATTTCTTCACCGGGGTGACCGCCGCTCGGCGGATCGTCCCATCTGAAAAGCTTTCCGTGACGCGCTTTGTGATCCTTGCGGAAGTTCGTCTTGCCCGAGTGGACCCATTCATACCAATCAATCTCGGCTTCTTCGTTCCGTTCACGGTTCAATCGAGCGTTGAGCTTGTTCGCCTGATCGTTGGCGATGTTCGTTGCCCGCTTGACCGTTGACCTGAGAGCCTTGTTGATTTGCTTCGTGGCTTCCGTCCGCGTTGACCTTCCGGTGAACACTTCGTACACGGCGTATTCAACCGACTTTCGAGCAGTGCTTGATATGTCTTTGATCAGGGACGTGTTGGCCTTTATGAGAGCCTTGACCTTTTCGTCTTTGGTCAAATCTTTCGTGAAGCCTTTTATGTCCGTGCCCGTCTTATTCTTGACGTCCTCTTGCCACTTCTCAGTGTGCCATCCGATGGTCTTGGTGAACCAATTTTCGAGGTCGGCAACCAAGACGCGAATGAGAACTCCTGCGCCTTTCTCGGCTCGGTCAAACTCATTCTCGGCGCCCTCGATGCTGTCCGTGGTCGGAAGCTCTTGGAGAATTTGATCGGCGTAGACTTCCTGCCAATAATAGACAGTGCGCAGATAAATCGCCCTCAGCTCAGCCTTCTGTCGCTTGGTGAGGACGATCCTGTTGAACTTGATTCGGTCGCGTCGAGACTTCTTGACTGTGAGCGTCTTGGCAAGATTGAAAGACATTCATCATTCCTCAGTCTCTTCTGCTTCCTCCTCATCGTCTTCATCTTCGTCTTCTTCAACCGGAAGGTTGCCGATGCCCGAGACGTCAACCGATGACTCATATTCTTCGTAAACGGACTTCATTGCTTGTCCGTGATCGGACGAAAGCATGACCTCTTTCACGAACGCCTCGCCAATCTCATCCGGCATCGCGCCCGAAGTGTAGTAGTTCTTAAACACCTCAGACTTGGCCTTTTCCGTCTCGGCAATTTCCTTCTCAGTCGGCTGCCATAGCGGAGGATACGACCAGTCGAGCTTCACGCTATCCGATCCAAACACATGGATGAACAACGCTTCGTTCACGGAGTTAATCGCAGGCGTGATGTCGCGCTCACGAACACCGGAAAGTGAGTCAAAGTAATTCCTGATGTCACTTTCGCCTGTCGCCGAGAGGCCAGCAGGTGACATGCCGATAAGCTTCGTGGCCGGAATATCCGAAGCGCCCGCAACGTTCAAGAGGAGCGCATGGATGGCGCCGGGCAATCCGCCGAAGCTCATCGCGTGCCGCTTAATCTCATCCTTGCTGTCGATCAGAGTCAAGTTGGCGACGGACTGAAGAAGACGAACAAGGGACCAACGCTTGGTGACTTCGTCCTCTTTGCCTGCGATGATCTTCTTGTCAAGCCCCTCGATTGAAACAGCGTCGATGATCGCTTTGTGGAACATCTCAGAGAGGTTGCGAGACGCCGCCTCATACTGTTTGATGTAGGGAAGGATGGTCGCCAGTCGAGACGATCCCCAGCGCTTGTTCAAGTCCGTCGTATGAGAAAGGCTGGAGCCGAGTTCACAGAATGACTCAAGAACAATGATCCGTGAACTGTGGATACGATGTTCCTTGTTCAGATCATCTTTGTAGATATAGAACTCTGATCTTCCGTATGCGTCGGAAGTGATATCACTGTCCGGCTTTTCGCGCTTGACACGATGCGAAGGAAGAACGTTGATTGCCGTAAGGCCGTCCTGTCCGAACGTCAGCTGCTCGCTAACGCCTTCGAGGTCCGTTGAATCTGACAAGAAAAGAATGCCAGCGCCGTATACATCCTGGTTCCGCTTGGCGTCTTGGAGCTTTTTGAGAATGTCGAATTGATCGTAAGCAGAGCTTATCCGCTCGATGACTTCCGCTTCGCCTTCCCATTCGATCCCTTCACGGAGCATATCTGCGATTGGAACGTCCACGACCTTTTGGGCCAGGCGCATCGTGTTATATGCGGTGACCGTTTCTTCAATCGTGGGCTTCTCGGCGTCGATGGTGATGCCTTGATTTGCGGTCGGCGCCGACTGTCCGGCAATCCGTTCAAAGAGGGTTTTGATGCCGTCGTTGATCATATCGGGGCAAACTGCCTTTCTGACTCGCCGCCGAACAGTTCCGTGAACGCCCAAACATAGGCATCCAGTCTGTCTGGGCTGTCCTGGTCGCGTTCGCCCGTGTACGTCGTAAGCTGTTCCTCCAGCTCAGGACAAGGGTGGGCGTGTTTGATTCTCCCCCTCTCGTGGAGGGTCGCAATAGGCTCGGCACGGACGATCTTGCCGCGAGTGGCGCGGACCTCGATCACCGGGATGTTCCGATCAATCTTGCCGATGATGTCGGCAATCATGTTCCCGCCGTTATTGACTTCTGCGACAATTGCGTCGGCTTGGTAGGCCCTATATCCGTTCACGGCCTTTTGGGCCCATCCGCTCGGCGATAGTCCGCCAACGGACAAATCGTTCAGCAGATAGCCATCGCCTTCGTCCTTGTTGCCTTCGAGGCCCGCCACGACGATCCCGCATTCAGCGCCGGTGGACGAGGCAGGAGGATCAACGGCAACCACGATCCTGTCCATCGAGGATATGGGAGGACGCGCGACGCGGGAGGCGTCCACACGGTCCCATGTCCACAGTGCGCCGGGAACGTCGCCGAGTATTTCGGCGTTCAACTCTTGGCGTCCGAGCCGCGTGCCTTCGTATTTCTCAATGATCTGTTTTACGAAGTTATCAGCGAGGTTCGCCGCATTGTCATAGGTCGTGCCCGTCGTAACCTTGGTCTTGACCGAGGCAACAAGGCTCTTGAGAAATTTGGTCGGGCGCGGAGTAGTCGTGATGATGCTTCGCGGGTTGTCGCCGAGACGCAATCCGAACTGATAGTTCGACCAAGTCTTCTCGACATAGGGCCAAGTGCAGATTTCATCCGCCCACCCAAAGTGATGTTGGGGGCCGCGCAGAAGGTCCGGCTTCTCAGCAGAATAGGTCGTGGCTATCGAGCCGTTCGGCCAAGTCAGAAGGCGCTTGGACGGTTGATATATGGGCCGGAAGTCAGGAGGGCTACAAGCCATGATCCCGCTCTCGCCCTCGATCATAACGTCACGAATGTCCGCAGCCGTTCGGCCCATAAGGGCTATTCTGGACACGGACGATTTGGCAATCTCGATGGTCGTCTCAGCGCCTGTCCTGGTCTTGCCCCATCCGCGTCCGGCGAGGATCAGCCAGTCAAGCCACTCCCCTTCGGTGAGCAGTTGATCTTCGCGAGCCCAGAAGCGCCAGATGCTGTCAAGCTCAACCAGTTCTTCTTTCGTCAGCGAAGACATGATCTCGGCGACCGCTTCAGGGCCTAGTTCCGATATCATTCTGTGGACGTTCAATTCGGCGAGGCTCATTTGCCTTCGTCCGTGGACGCCTCATCTTTGGGCTTGGTCTTCCGTTCACCGACCAATTTGGCGATACGTCCGAGCACAGATTGAGCTTTGCCGCTTTCGTCTTGTTCGGGCAGCTGGTCTTGAGCGCCGCCCCACAGTTGACGCTGGCGCTTGTTGAGCCAATATTCAGCGGCCTTCTGATCCGGGAGGATCGGGACCGTTATCTCAATCACTTCATTCTCGCCGTTTGGCGTCTTGCGGATAACCTCTTTGGTCGCCTCGTATCCAATGGCGTTCGCGTAAGCCTGCTTCGCAACCTTTGCGTCAGCGAGCGTTCCACCGCTGATGATCGCATCCTCAAAATCGGGATGGGTCTTCATCCAGTTGTAGATGGTCGTGACGTGGACGCGGAAGACCTTGGCCAATTCGGCCTTGGACGTAATTCCGAGTAGCGCGAGCGAATGCGCTTGCTCCGCATACTCAGGCTTGTATTTGTTCGTGTCCGGCGGAATTTGCTTTTTGCGTTCAGTGTCGGACATGGCGCCCTCGATTTTCGGCAGCCTTCGGACTTTGCGATAAGTCTGAATACGGAGGGATTGACCCATCAGACATATCGCGGGGGCCGCTAGCGTCTCGCCTCTCAAGAGGTGACGTCTGATCAACGGTCGTCCGGCCATCGTCCTGTCGCGTTCGGGCGAGAATGTCGAGAGGAATCTTTGCCTTTTTCTCCGAGCCCAGAAGATACATATTGACGAGAGCCGATGGCCCTTCGATCTTCAGCGCCTTCATTGGTCCGCCGAAGATTGATCCGTGTTCGGATATAAAGGCAACGCTGTCGCCGACCTCGATTGGCTCTTTGATTTCTTTCTTCCGTGCACGGCGGTCTCGACGCTCGGCGACGTATCGAGATACGATTGCCTTGGACAATTCTTCCGCCCACGTCTTGATCCCTAGCATCTGCTGCTCGGTAAGATATATCGTCTCGCCGTTCATTTCGAGAGGCGCCATGCGCTCGGCTTCAACAGGCGTTCGCCAATCCACAGTGGCTGGACGAACGAAGGCATAGCCTTCGAGCAGCGGAAGGCGCTTCGATGCCTTGCGCTTCGATCTACGATTGACGCGAACGCGCGCGCGTAAGGAGGGCTGATAGTCCTCGATGAAGTATCCGTCAGCGGTCAGACGTTTCACGCGGTCATGGTTCGCGGGCCATAGGATGACCCAAAGCTTTCCGCCGCTCATTGGATCGTGCTCGGACCATTCGAGGCCGAGGCGCCTTTGGCCGGGCCTGTTCCGTTCACGAACACCGGGAGGTGCGGATCAACGAGAGGGGCCGAGGCACGCGTGCCTTCCTCGACAGTGAGGATGGCCGTGATGTATTCGGCGACACGTTCAGCTGCGATTGTTTGATAAGGTCGGCGCACGTCCATTTTCGGAACCTTGCCTTCAAGCACAAACTCCGGCCACGGAACGATGATGTGAGGCTTCAGCTCAAGCTGGTCGCCGAACAGCACGAAGGTTCGCTGAACTCGATTGACATTCATATGCCAATGAACTTGATCGACACGAAGGTGGGTGGCTGCGATGCCCTTGACGGGACTGTTGCCTTTCTCGATGGCCTTGGACATACGTTCACTGTTGTATAGCTTCAACTCAACGGGAGCGAACAGATTGTATTTTTGGACGGGCACGAACAAATCGGCGACGCCAGTCTCGCCGCCTTGGCCATGCTCGACTGCGTATGATCCGGGGATGGCCGAGAGGAGCTTGGCCTTCAGTTGATTCTCGTTCACGATGGGGGAGACCTTTTCAAGCGATAGCCGACGATAGACCGTGTGCGGACGTATGACAACCTTTGTCTGTGAACGGAACGCCCAGGGGCCTTCGAGATTGATCGGTGCACGGTTGAAATTTTTCCGATGACGGACGGACTCAAACGAAAAACGTTTTCGCTTCGGACGGATCGGGGATCGGTCGGCGAGAGCGAATCCGGGAACTCCCGAGAAAAATATATACCCCCTCTCCTTTCTCTCGACACTTTATAGAAACAAGGGGTTCGATCCGATCTCGATCCTTCTCCCTTCGCCCACCTATCCCCTTGTTTCGTCTCGCGAAAAAGAACCGGCAGCGGATCGTTTCGGAGTCGAGATTGTTTCGGTCGGCGATGTTTCGACCTTTCCGAAAAGAAATGTTTTATTCTGCGAATAAAAAACGTTTCGAGGCCGGAACCGAAAGCCCTTTTTCAACAAACTTTCGCCTTCTTTTCGCCCCTTTTCGCCGATCACTTTTCGGCCCTCTTCAAGCCTGATTTTTTTGCCGAGCCGAAAAAGGTTTTCGGTTTTTCGTTTTTCCTCTCGACACGGCGACGAAAAACCGCGAGAAGGGGCGGCGCCATTCCGGCCTGCGAAAGGAAATGACATGCGAGACCTCAACGTTGAGCGGTGGAAGAAAGCCCGAGCTGAAGGCAACATCGTCCATGGAACATATAGATTCAACGATTGCTTCTGTGTCGTCGGCGCCCTCATATTCAACGAAGAGACGGGACTTTTTGAAACCGCTCGGATGCCGAATTGGCTTCGTGAGTGTGCCGCAGAAGCATTCGACAATCTGCCGAGCGGCAAGGATTTGGAGTTTGCCGACAAGTTCGCCGAGTACGCCAAGGCTTGTTCCGAGAACGGAGCAAACGAAAAGCTAATGCTCGACAAGTTCCGAAGCGTCCATCTTCTCCCGCGCGCTCTCGAAAATGCCGAGTCTGGCGGAAAAGTCCGCGAAGAGATCATCACCGAGTTGAAGCGGATCAAGCCCAATGGTGATTGCAACCCGTACTTTCTGAGCATGTGCGATTTTGACGCCTTCAACACGTCAGAGGACGAAGCAATCTTGGCCATTCGCCGAGCAAACGGCGACTTGCGAAACACAATGACGCCCGAACTCATCGCCAGTGGCGTTCTTGACGTTCTCAAGTGGGGCGCCGAGACGAAGTGGGTCAAGGGAGCCATCCAATGATCGAAGAAACCATCAACCTTCTCCGTTATTGCTTGGGATATGTCGAGAACGGATCAAGTCGCTCATTGTCAATCTTCCAAGACGAAATGACGAAAGAGTGGGTCATCCACGTTGGCGACAGCGGCAAGAGAAGAATGTACGTGGGCAATTCTTTCGATGAAGTAATAAGGAAAGCGGGCGAAGCCGAAAAGGAATTCAACCAATGATCATTCGCATCTTTACGACGTGGCCGGAATATATCTGGGCAAAGCTTTCGTCGGCCATCGAGCGCCGCCGCGCCGAGCGCCTTTGGCAATCAACCGAAGACTTCCGCGCACAGAAGAATGGAGAGTTCTAATGCTCAAGAATGACAAGTTCAACCACAGCACGGCCAAGTTCAAGTGCATTCGCATCTTCACCGACGGCGAGCGAATGCACGACATCACCGAGCTTGACATGATAACCGGAACGGTCAAGCACGTTCCCGATGAGGGCACGCTGTCTATTGTTCAATTTCTTGCCGGCCACATTCCCAAGTCTCTCGAATGCGACAATCACAAGTGCGACGCTATGGTTTTTGATCCGAACACGGATGAAGAGAAGATTCACGGCACCGATTGGTTCCTTGACCTTCGAGCGGCATATGCCGAACGCTCGCCGTTTGGTCTTTACACGATCAAAGAGTTCAGCGAACTGATGCGAACGGGCAAGGTCACGCCGCGTTACTTCGATGCGACGAGCACGGAGGCCAAGTGAACATCTTCTTCACCCATTCCTCGCCCGCCGAAGCGGCCCGCGCTCTCGATGACAAGCGCGTCAACAAGATGATCATCGAGACGGCGCAACTTCTGTCCACGGCCCTTCGCCTGCTCGAATATCCGGGGGCGGATCGTCTCTATCGAGCCACCCACGACAATCATCCGTGTACGCTTTGGCTTCTTGAGTCGCCAGCCAATATGCGATGGACCCTTCGCCATCTGGAGGCCCTTGACGAAGTTCGCCGGAAGCGTCGCGGAAAGCTTTGGACGCCTCATAAGACGTGCACGGACATTCTGCCTCACCTTCAATCGTTCGTGCTCGGAGGCCACCTATCGAGCCACCGCACGAACTTTGCCCAGACGTTCAAGCGCCGAGACATGACGCCCTTTCCGCGTTGTGTCCATGAGTCGCTGGACCGATCCTTCCGAACGCGAGACGACCGGCACACGGCCACCCTCTATCGCCAGACCATGAACATCAAATGGTCCGAGGACAAACGGCCACCGACATGGACCAACAGCGTTCCGCCCCATTGGGCCAACTTTGAGAGGCAACAAGCAGCATGAAGCTTTCGTCTTGGTTGAACAGGAACGTCTGGGACAAGCTTCCGTGCCCGGACGAAATATCCAAACACCCTCTCAGGGTTCTGTGCCGATTTGGCATCCACGAGTGGAACGAACCGACGCATTGGGCGAGCGGCACGATATCATCGACCTGCGTGCGTTGCGGAAAGGTCAAGATATGGAAAGGACCATCATGAAGTACAAAGCCATCAAATGTCCGTGTGGGCACGAAGCTTGTCAGCAATGGCACATCACCAACGTTGCCCAAGTCCAAGGCGTGTCGTTCACGGAGGAACAGGCTCGGCTGACAGCTGCTCTTCTGACAAGTCTTGATGAACCCTGGGTGACAATGGAATTGCCCATTGAAGAGCCCTCCGCACCCGGACTTATTGTGACAGGGACTTGGGCGTGCGAAGAAAGGCCGGGGAGACACCTCAGCTGCGAATACAATTCTGAGGTCGATCCTTGTCTCGACAGCTGCGTTCACTGCGGCCAGCCAGAGGAAAGAAAATGAGAGTTTTCCAATGTTATCATCCGATAGCGGATCGTTATCGGCACTTCGCCAATCAAGATCAGGCTGATCGGTGCGCGGACGATTGGAACCACGTAAGCGGCCCATACGGCGAAAAGCGCCTTGATGAGATCGAAATCGAGGGCAAGCCCATTCCCTTGTGTAAGCCCATCGAGATCAACATAACGAAGACCACGGACGTTTGCCGCGAGTTGGACGCCCTTGGCCATCCGGGCAGGGAGCGTCTCGGATCGTTTGAGCCTAACTTCATCCGGGAGCTTGCCGACTTGAGTGTATTCTGCGCCCGTCTGTATAAGGAGTATTCAGCCAAGGCTGTGATCGCAAAAGCGCCATCGGTCAAATATTCGTCCTCTGGCCGAGCACTCGCTGCCCTCGATATCGGCAAGTATATCGAGGGCCTCAAGTGAAAACGGCGAGATTTCTCAACACCCAAAATCGTAGGAGAGCCCAAAAGATGAGTGACATCAAACGCGACGCCCACCTCTCGCGCTGCGGGAAGTATCGTTATCTGTTGACGCGGGACTGGTCACGGGACGGTCACAGCGCGATCGGGCATGTGGTGCCGAAGCTCCAACTAGTATTCGTTATGCTGAACCCGTCCACCGCTGACGCGTATGAAGACGACCCGACCATCCGCCGATGAGTCGGTTTCGGCCAGCGCGACGGGTTTGATATGATCCATGTCGCGAACCTCTACGCTGGACGCGCCACGAAGCCTGACGACCTGTTTGCAATGGCCGATCCGGTAGGCCCGGAA